GCGAAGAAGGCGATGTTTTCGAAGAATTGAGGGGAGGTCAGATCGCCATCGCGGATTGCTTCGGCGATCTGAGTCTCATTCATTCGAAGCCGCTTGAGCGTGATCAGCGCTCCAGGGTGGATCGGCTCCGGCCAAGGCCCCTCGACCGGGGCCCATTCGTAATCGCTATGCTCGTCATTCAGTTTCGGGGTAAAAAGATCATCGACCTCGGTCAAATAGGTCGTGTAGTCAACGTCGTTTTTTTGACGACGGGTAAAAAGCTTGCCCTTATCAGGATGATAGCCTATTTCTTCAATGCACTCCCGGCAAGCTGCTTCCCAGTTGCTTTCGCCCTCTTCGACCTTACCGCCGGGAAATGCCCATTCGCCTTTGGCATCGCCCTCGGCGCTCCGTTGAAGAAGTAGAACCTTGTCTTTTGCCAGGAAAAGGACCCCGGCCGCCTCTATCATTCAGAGGTCAGAAGTTGCTGCATCCGCCTCCCTTTCTTAAGCCGCCGCGACCCAATTCGTCCCGTTGAACGTAAAGAGGTAATCATTCCCAGCCGCGCTGTTGGTGACCAGCGTCGAGCCGGATTGAGCGTCCTTGATTGTCAGCGTATTCGCATATGTGCCGCTAATACGACGGACGCGAACCGTGTTGCCGGTTTTAGTCGCGAGCGAACTGCCGAGCCCCGAGGCGATGCGCTTATTCGAAAGCGTAATGACGCAAGCCGCTGCCAGAGACGAAGGAACCATCAAGACAGCATCCTCATGACATCCATAATGAGTATAGGTTGCAGTCGTGATACACGGCTGATACCGACTCGTTGAAAGCGAAATTTGATCAGCGTCAAGTTCAAGGAGGATGGTATCAGCGGTTTCGGTATAGGTCATCGGGTAAGCGCCGTTGTAGACTGTCAAATTTGTCGAGTTGTTGCCCGTATCATCATTAACCGTGACGCCCTTAATCCGAACCATATTGTTCTGGTCGTTATTGCCGCCCGTGCCGATGATCGTCATAGGCGATTTTAGACCTGGGTTCGAGTTGCTCGACCAGCCCATATGAAGGCCGTCGAGCAGCACTACCTCGCCCGAACCGTTGTTGTAGAGGAAGGAGATATCCGTCAGGCTGGCATCGACCTGAATATCGTAGGTATCAACACATTGAAGGATGAGCTGGCAACCGTTGTTGTTGATCAGCGAGCCACCGCTTGCGTTCAACTCAAGGTTCTCAAAATGCAGACCGATGAACTGGGTGACTCCGGCTATCTGAGCATAGATCACCGAATTGCTGCACTTCACCGACTCGATGTTGATGCGCTCAAAGACGTTGCCGCCGAGACCGGAGTAGCTCGGATTGGCAAGCGAAAGGGCGGGGCCGGAGAGAGCAGCATAATAGGACTCTTCCGCGCTGATATTGCCGCCGTTCGACATGTAGATATCTTGGAAAAGATTGCCCGAGCCCGAGGCCTGTATCACCATCAGGCTAAGCTGACCGCCATAGAGCCTGATGTTGCGAAGGCAGTTGTTGAACCAAGTTCCAGCGGCTATCGTGCTCACCGAAACATAGGGCGGGTTGATGATCGGAAAGGTGCCGTTGGTCGTAGTTTCGAAGTTCTCGACCACACACCAAGCCATATCGCCCATAAGGAGCGCGATAGCGTTCGTGTTCCCGGTCTGAGAGACACCATAATTCAGACAGAAACCGTCAATCTTGTTGCCATAAAGGGTTTCCGCGCCGGTGCTATCACCGAGCACCAAAATCGGCGCGTTGGCATAGAACTGATTGATATTCGACTGGCGCGAGCCTTTCCAGGTGATAGCACCGAGGGTCGCGGGGACGACAAGACCCGTCGAGCCATAAATCTCATAGACGTTCGGCTCGATCTCAAAGAACTTGCCGAGCGTCATCGCGGTATGGATCGCGAGCTGGAGGGCGTTGAACGTCGCCGTCTGCACGGCGGTCGTCTGGCCCGCGCCGAGCGTAACGCCGGAGCACATATGGGCGTAGATCGTGCCCCGGATGATCGCGGGAGCACCGAGCCCCTGAGCGTTGGTCGGGTCTTCCACGCCAGGCGCGAGAGCCGTCAGGCCTTGCGTGCCGATAAAGGTGGTCTCGGCTGCGAGCGCGGTATTGACAGCCGTCGAGACACTCGCAGGCGTATTAACGCCGGAGCCGGTCGGCAGCGTGATCGTCGGCTGTGCCATCTTTACTCCTCGGCCTTGATCTTGTCAAGGATCGCTTTGGTATGAGCGGCGCGCTTCGCCAACGCCTCATCGAGCGCCTTTGTGCTTTCTGCGCTCATCTCGCCAAGCAGCTCGATGCCTTCCTTATCGGTCGAAAAACGCGCCGGGTCGTTCTTGCTCATGAGTCTACCTTGTATCCAATGAAGGTGCAGTGAATGACGTTCTTGTGCATTAGCTCATTATGGGTGATTTTGTCGATACGCCACATAGAAGCTTCATTCAGAACCGTCTCACGCTCACTACCATTCTGCCCCGGCATCGTGATCGCCTTCGTCCCTGCCGGGATCGTCATCTTCATAAGCGTATGACCACTTGAGAAACCGTAGGAAGTTTTGTGGCTACGTGAAATTGAAGCGAAGTTCTTATGAAGAAAGCAGCGTCCGATCGCTTTGCCTTCATCGGCGAAGCCCGAGATATCTTCGATCGAAGCGTTGATACCACGAAAGGCGGGCGTATCGGCGGGGATCACGTTGAACTCGTGCTTGAAAGCTTCTCTCATACCATCAAGGCATTTTTTACTAGAGGCCGTATGTTCGGCTCTCCCGTTCATTGCCTTATTGAGATGCTTGTAAACGCCGTCCTGATAATCGTTGAGCGCATCGACTTCCGCAGAACTCATCTGCGCTCGCGTAGCCTTCGCGTATGCCTCGGTCGCGGTATCGACTTCATGGCTTAGCGAGTTAGCAGGGTCGCCAGCGTAGGCCGCAGTCACTTTAGCGTAATGGTCTCCGAGGATATGATCGGTATCGGCCTTAAGGTGAGCCGTGACCTTCTTACCTTCGGCGTTCTCAAGCTTGGTTTTGTGATCGAGCGCAGCAGGGGGCGGGGCCGCCTTGATCGCCTCATAGGTCTTCTTGATCGCCTCGGGCGAGGGTGCCGTCGAGGGCTTAGAGGTCGAGGAAGGCGTATCAGCGCCGAGTTCCTCTTTGACGGACTTGAGATAATTGTTGACCGAGTCCTTGCCCATCCCACTGTGGTCGGGGAATTTCTCGACCGCCGCGAGGGCCGCCTTCTGCTCTTCGTGGGTCGGCTTATTGAGCGCGTCCTTGATCTGCTGCATCTTCTGCTCGACCGCAAGCTTATTCTTCGGCAGCATGTTCGGGATCGCCTCCTCGATTTGTTTTCCGAGGAGTTGATTGGTCGAGCCAAGCTTCTTCGCGGGCGGGGCCGGAGGAGGCGCTGCAGGTTTCGGCGCGGCCGATGTCGGCGCTCCCATCTTGCCGCCTTTCTTGTAGGCGAGCAGCTCGTTGAACGCCTTCTTGCCGGGGTCCTTGGTCCCGGCGGGGTAGGGCTCCGGCTGCGGACCCCATGTTGACTTCAACGCTGATAGTTTAGCGTCGAGAGACTTGTTGACGGTCGTCTCAGCATTCAGAACCTTCTGGAGGAGTTGCTTGCCGTGATCGTCGAGCTGCTCTCCTACCGCGACTTTCAGATAGTTAGTCTTCCATTGGCTTAGACCCGCTATCGATTTTGGGTGCGGCTGCGGCGCGCTGGGTGCGGCCGGAGCAGGCTTAGGAGTCTCGGCAGGCGCGGCAGCAGAGGGCTTCGGCGGGTTCGCTTTGACATGGGCGAGAAATTCGTTGAACGCTTTCTTGCCGGGGTCTTCTGTCGTATCAAAGCCGCCGTCTTTCAACGGCGCAATATCGTTGAACTTTATATCGCCGGGTTCACCCGCAGACGCCAACGCATCGAGATTACCAAAGATCGTGTTAGGGTAGTCGGTCTTGACGTTGATCGCCTTTGCAAGCAGCTCTTTGCCCTTAGCGTCAAGCTTGGGCCCGAATTTCTCTACAACCTGAACCGCTTTGTGCGGATACTGCCCTTTGAGCGATTGCTTATGGGTCTCCTCCTCGGCAGCCTTCGGCTTCTCGGCAGGCTTAGCCTCCTCGGCACCCTTCTTGAAAGTGCCGTCCGGGTTGCGGTCGTGCTTGCCCTCGAACTCCTGATTTGGCACATTGGGGATACCGGCGCGCTCGGCGAGGTCGGCCTTACGCTTGATCAGCGTATCGACCATGTCCTCCTTGGCGTTAGCATCGCCGGGTCCAAACTCGTTGACCAGCTCGATGATCTTTGCGTCGCTGACGTTGACCACCGCCTGAGCCGAAGCCTTTAGCTCTTCGTCACTCATGCCGGAGAACAATTCGGCGTTCTGCTTGCTGATCTTCGGGTCGCGGAGCGTGTTCCACTCGCCGACGCTAGCGCCCCAGTTGGTCTTTTCCTCGCCCTGGGCGCGATACTTGAGAGCACCGCCAACGTCCATCGTTGTCAGCTTCCCGTTGATCTTCGCTTGGTTGTCGAAGCTTAGACCCGCTGCGTCCCAGTTCGCGAGCCAGGCGTGAACCGCGAAGTTCTTGGCCGCCTGCGCACGATCCTCTGCCGACTCTGGATTGACGTTGCCCTGCTTCGCCTGCCACTTGGTTGCGGTACCAAGCTTGCCGTCAAAATCAGCGAGGTCCGAGTCAACCACCGGAGCGCCCGCCGCCTGATAAAGCTTCGAGGCTAGGACTTCGTTCTTAGCGTGATCCGCGCTCTTCGATTGCTTGCCGTACCACTCCTGCCCGCTGGCATCCTTGTATTTGCCGCCGGGATTAGAGCCCAGCTGGCCGCCGATCTTTGTCCAGGACTTGGTATCAAGGACCGGCGCGCTACCGGCCTTAGCGGCGGCGGGAGCGGCCTTAGCAGGCGGATATCCGGGGGGAGCGACCTTCGGGGCTTCAGCCTTCGGAACACCAAGCTTCATCTCCTTGATCGCTTGAACCGTCGCCTCATGCGACGCGCCCTTCAACAGGTCGGGAACCTGGACACCCTTCTTTTTGAGGTCGCTATAGTACCACTTGACGTAGCCCTTCTTATCGGGCGCTAGACCGGCGTGCTCCATCGCCGCCTCATAGATATCGTGCTCGTGATGGCCCTCTTTCAGAAGATGCTGAATGAGACCGGAGGCCGTGACCTTTTTGCCTTTGGTCGCTGACTTGTATTCGGCGACCGAGCCCGCGACCTTGGGACTATATTTGCCGCTCTTCGCGCTACCGGAGCCCGAACCGAACTTGCCGTCTTCGGCGCGCGGGTGCTTGCTTTCGTCCCACTCACCGGCATCGGCGCGGCCCTCACCGCCGCGCGACCGGCGGAAGAGCGCGTCGATACGCCCTACCACGTCGGCGTGGCTCGCGTCCCTTCGGGCGGGCATCATATCGTCGAGATGGTCGTTGAGCGCCATCAGGCGAAACTCGACCTCGTTGAGGATCGAGGCGTCGTCGCCCTTAACGAACTCGCGGCCGACCGCCTGAGGGACGCCGCCGAAGCCGCCGGGCGTATGAGCCGCCGCTTCCATCAAGCGGTGCTGGGCGGCGCTCTTAGCGGGCATCGTGGCGTCCTTGATCGAGGTTATTTTCTTTCCGACGCATGCGCCGCAGACGATGCTTGCTCGGCTTGCGCGCTCGCCCTATGGGCGTGCTCCGACGTGTTTGATGTCGCTCCACGGTGCCAACCGGCCGCCTCTCGATGAGCCTTGGCGGCGGCCATGTGAGCTACGTGAGCCTTGGAGTTTCCGTTGCTTTTAGCGTCTCGACCCATCCGTTCATGGTTGGCCGCTTTCTGTTCATGTTTATCCGCGTGACCGCCGTGGGTATCTCGCAGTTGCCTTTCGGAGGTCGAGGGGCCGGGCCGATAGTCACGGATCATCTTCGAGCCGCTGCCGCTACCAGACCCGAACTTCCCATCTTCGGCGCGTGGGTGAGCACTTTCATTCCATGTCCCGGCATCAGCGCGCGAGCTGGCTCGTCGCTGTTCGAGGGCTTCAAGGCGTCGAACGACATTTTCAACCTTTTTTGAAATCAGCCCTAAGGACATAACGTAGCCCTTTATCGAACAAGAAGCAGAATGATTATGACGATGATGATAAATCCAAGCCCGCCGCCGAAGCCGTAGCCGTAGGGACCGGCGAAACCGCCATAGAGACCGAAGCCGCCGCCGAAGACGATCAGCACAAGCACCACGATCAGAAGAATCATCAAAGGATTGCGTCGCATGGATCGTTTCCTTGTTTGAGACCAGGGAGTCGCCGCCCCGGCTGCTCTCACGCCAGCGTTCCCACCGCGCTCGGCGAAGCTTGGGGGGTGGTCATACGCTGCTAACTGAAGGTGCCCGGTCGCCGCCCTTGCCAACGCTCATGCCTACTAACCCGCCTCTCATCGAGGGCAGCTTCGCTGCTCGCACACCGGGCGGTGCGCCTTGGAATGACGCGGGCTAGGAGGAAGATAGAAAAAACCGGGAAGAAAGTCTAGGCGGCTCGCGACTGAGGCTTCAGAACTACCTTCAGCGTCGCGAGGCTATCGAGCCCCTTCTGGGAAAGGAACTCCTCGGGGAGACCACGAAGATTGAAGATATAGCGATAAGCACACCTGCAATAAACGAATTCACCTGGCTGCTCGATCTCATCGATGTAACCGTTGACGGCTTTCACGAGACCCTGCTCGTCAGCCCAGGAGCCGCGCACCAAGTAGATCATCTTATCGCGTGCGCGGTGGTTGGGCCGGTAGTTGTAGCCCTCCTCGCGCCAATGGCTAGTCCATTGTCCCGCGATAGCGCCGCCGCCGACCGCGACCGTCTGGTGAATAGCGGCGGTCAGCTTGTTCGACTGATCGATCAGCACCCGCTTTTCCTGCCAGGGCAGGGACTTCAGCGACTTGAAGATATTCGCCTTGACCTCGGCCTTCTTGGCGATGTCGGTGCCACCGGCCGGAACCGAGGTCGCCCAGCCGGAGAAGCGCCGCTGAAGGAGCGGAATGACTTCTTCACGTCTTAGCTTGACCAGATTGGCCGAAGCCATGATATGGCGATCGAGGATCGATCGTAGCTCCGGCTTGAGCTGATTGACGGTAAACCGATGCACGCCGGGCATCCGGGTGAGCACCCCGCCCTTCATGATCAGCCGATCGTAGATCGTCTTCAGCGTCTTATCGAGCTGGAGCCTGAATTCTGCCTCGGGGATCATCTGAGCCCGAGCAGCTTTCGTGATCTCTTCGAGCCAGTAGGTCAGCCGCTCTTCGTCGTCAAACCCGTGCTCGACAAAATCGTTGATCGCGGCGGTAAGCGTCTGGTAGAAGTTCATGCCGATTTGCCCACAGTGCGCTTATCTACCATCTCCCAATAGCCGGTCGCGGTCAGCACATAGAGCGCGACCTCGCGCCGCTCCACGCCCAGGGATGTGACCGCACAGGTATCCTCGAAGAATTGTCGAGCGACCGTCATCGAGCATTTCATCGGCGGGCAGACACTTAGCTGCTTGACCGTCACAAAGAACTCGACCTCAGAAGGTGCGGCCTTCATGCGGCTTTCTTAGCCGGTGCAGGGGTAGCATCCGGCTTACCGGGAGCCTTGGGCTTCGGACTCGCCGGGCCGGGGCGGTTCGAGGTCTTCCCCTTGGCCGTTTCCGAGGCCGCCTGAGCCCCTGGAGACCCTTCGCCGGTATCTTCCCCCTCGGACCCGCCTTCAGGGGCTTCCATGCCCGGCGGGGGAGGCGGCTGGTACTCGGCCATCGCCTGGGCGTCGAGGGTCAGCGGGTTCGGGAAGAGGGTTTCGTTCGAGTTGAGGTTGTTCTGATACCAGTCCATCAGGATCGAGAAGTTGTCATCGTCCACCTTGTTGGTCGCCAGGATCGCCTGGAAGGAGGCCGTCAGGCTATCGAGCCGCACCTTCTCGGTCTTCGACTTCTCGCTCTCGGGCTCGACCAGCAGGTTTGGCCACACAGCCTTGAAATCGTCGCACCATTGGTTGAACGCGGTCTGGAAGTCGGTCGCCTTGATCTCGGCCTTGAATTCCTTCTTGAGCGCGTTGTAGAAATCTTCGTCCCAAGCACGGAGCCGCACGATGTTCTCAAGAAAAAGATAGGCGGGGTTGAGCCACATGCGCACCGTGTCGATATATCGCGCGATGTTCTTGGCGTCTTCGGTGCCCTCGCCGAAGCCCTCGGCGAAGGTCTCGTTGTTCAGTATCTTCGCCGGCATGTCGTTTGCCACCGCGCAGTTTTCCAGCGCGTGCTTGCGGCAAAGTTCAAGCGGTCCCTCCAGGTTCTTTAGATCGAGGGACTCGACCTCATCGGTCTCGCCGATCGTGATGACGTTATCGGTGCGGGCTTCCTTGAGCAGGTTTCGCTTCCAGGCGAGGCCCGCCTTGATGAATTTATCGACCGTCGAGCCGATCGTTTTCATCTTGGCGACCAGGACACCGCACTTGCGAGCGACCAGGTCATCGGTCTTCATCGTCTGAAGGAAGGTCTTGAGCGGAAACAACGCCCGCTGATACACCGAGCGGCCTGTGAAGGCGTAGCTCGAAGAGCTGAAAGCCAGATAGATCGGGTTCTCGTTGATCAGCACACAGGCGCGGGTCGGGTTGTAGATGGTGCCAGCGACCTCGACCTCCCGCAGCTTCATGAAGGTCGGGCTATTCGGGTCCTGATCGTAGGACATCGAGCCCACCGAGTTAAGCGGGTCGAGCACGTTGAAAACCAGCTTCTTGCCCTGATTGCGGATAAGGTCGGCGGTGAGCTGGGTGGTCGGGGCGATGCCGTCTGCCACACCGAGCAACATAGCGTAGCCGTAGACCCGGCTCATCTCGGCCAGGTTGAAGATCAGGGCATCAGCGCCGATCTCATCCCAAACCTGCCAGAAGCGCTCCACCAGCCGGTTCTCGGGGCCGTTCTGCACCGTGATCTCGCGACGCTGACTCTGCGCCATCTTGATCGGACTTCCAGCCATCTTCTGGCCGAGCGGATGATAGAGATAGATCAGCTTGCACAGCTCGTAGGACGGGCTATCGCCGGGGCGAATATCGTCGCTATCGAGAATTTCCATGAAGGCGTTGCCGACACCGGACCCGTTGAGGGCGATCTGAGCCTGCCCGCTGTTCTGTCCTGTTCCGGCAACGCCGCTCATAGCTTAATCCTCGACCTGCGCTGGGCGCGATACGATGACGGTCTCTTCAGTATCGAGGTCCGGTACCGGAGGGAGCGGAACCTCCTCGATCAGCAATGAGCGACCCGGCCAAACGTAGTGATAATGATCCACGTTGGTCGGGCTATGAACGAAGCGATTTTCACCTTCGATCATCGTCACTTTGACATAGTGACCGCTCGTCTCGATCGAGACCTTAGCCGTCAAAGATCGTCCTCGTTGACATCGCCGGCAACCGTGTGCCGCGTGCCATCGGCATCCTCGATTACGGTCTTGACCGGCTCGACGCGATCGGTCACGACACCGGAGTATTCCTTGGAAACGACCTTGGACTTCACCTCATCGTCATCGTCGTCATCGTCAGGATCAACCGGCGCGATGCCGTCATCCGGGTCTTCCTCGGGATCGGGATCATCGGTAACGCCGATCACCGGGTCGCTGACGATGGTCGCGTTGCCGTGGCCTGTGACGCCTTCCTTCTGCTCGATTGGCTCCTGCCGGGTATGACCGAGGTCTTCGTTGTTGTCGCCGTTCATGCCGCATTCTCCTCTGTTTTGGTTTCCGTGCTGCCTTCGTCCTGGCCGCTGACCTCGACGGTCGCCGGGCTCTTCGGCATATCCTCCCAGCGCGGCCTCTGAGGGGCCGCCAGGCCGCCGTGGATCGCGAGGTGCTGCTGAGTCGGGGCAGCGGAGGCAGCGGTCAGGATGGCGCTCGCAATCGCTCGCGCTTCGGCGACCGAATACGTCTGCGAGATATTCGCCAGACGGATGATCACCTTGCCAGCGGCCGGAGAGACCGTGACGTTTGGCGGTAGGTTAGCCATGTGTGCGCTCCATGATGGTTAATTGCCGTCAGAGTCACCGAGGCCGATCGAGATGCCATAGGTGAAGGTGTCAAGTAGGTCATCGTTTTTGTTATCAAGGCCGATCTTGAAACCAAAGACCTGGGTCAAGAAGTGATTTTCCTCGATCTCTTTGTATCGTCGCGTCTTGTTGTATGCGACATCGGTAATCCCGACCTCGCCTCGGTAGACATAGCCGGAGACCGAGATAGCCCGTTCATCCTTACCGACCGAAGTCAAGACCGAGTCGATGGCATAGGCGTTGATATCGCGCCGCGCTGCCTGCTGGATAAGGATGGTCCCGCTGTTCTTGTCCTCGATGTGAATTCCGGCGACGCCATAGCGGGAGCGGACCTGGCGAGCTAGGTGGTTGAGATGCTGCTCGACGGTCGGCAGCCAGGTTTCGAGAAGCGCGCCATCGATCTGAATGATATCCCAGTCAAGGACAAACAAGCGTGGCCCGGTCGCGACGTAGTTTTGCTTGGCGAAGTAGGTGACGGCGGTGCCATCACGGTCGTTGCCCGTCTTCAGCGCGGTATCGATCACCGCATAAACGATATCGACCTGCGGCAGGTATGGCCAAGGGGAGCCGTCTGCCTGGAGGAGGTGCTTGATCTCGAAGAACAGGTTGCCAGACCAGTCAACGAATTCGGCGAGGTATTCCTGCTGATAGACAAGCGGCGGTCGATCCTGCTTCAGCCGCGCAAAAGCCTGAGCCCGACGTATATTGAAGTCGGTGTTGGTTTCACCGGGTCGGCGGTTTGGAATATGAGGGTTACGCTGGGTCGGCGCGTGGTGAACCTTAAAACCGTGCTGAGGCTCGTTGCATATCTTCCAAAAGAAATTTTCGCGGTTGAGCCCGTTGGGCGTGCTCATCACCAGGGCGACACCGCCGAGGTCGAAGAGCGTCGGCTGAATAGCCGTCTCCCAGACCTGCCACATATTTGGTTTTGTGAATGCCGCCTCGTCAATCAGAACGCGCTTGTATTTGCGAGAGCGACCGGCTCGGTCATTATCGAGAGACCAAAACTCGATGATGCCACCCGAGATAGTTTTGATGATGCCGTGGTTTTTGCTGGAGGAACTGATCACCGGCTGAAGCGTCGTGATCAAACGCTCGTAGGTCTCAGAGAGGATTTTGTAGTCGGGAGCGAAGTAGCCGACCGGCTCGCCACGGACAGCACCGTCACCGCCAACCACCACGGCCATATCGGTCTTCCCCCAGCGTCGGCCGCAACGCAGCGCTACGAAGGGAGACTCAGTGAATAAATCAAGGGCTTTCATCTGATCGGGATGCAATGTCGGAAGCTTGACAACGATCTCGTCAGTTGATAGCATCTGATCCTTCATGGAGCATAGACGGGTCTACAGGGATCGGAACCGGCTTGATCTCGCCGATGCCACCCTCGATCCTGACACGGCGCTCCATGGCCTCCGCAGGCTGAGCAGCGACGACACGGGCATGCTTGTAGGGCGCGACCTTCTCGGCGACGGCAACCGTCATATGGAAGCTATGCGCTTGCATGGCTATACGCTGACAGAGCATCAGAACATCGACGGGAGAAAGGGCGAGGAACTCAGCTGGAGGCATCACATCCACGATCGCACCGAGAATTGTATTAAGGTTCTCGGTCATCGGATCAAGCTTGTAGTTGTTGGGCGTGCCCTTCTGTCGGCCGCCGGTCTTTGGCGTGCCTTTCTGGCGGCCTCCGCGACGTTTTGAGGGCGTTGCAGCTCCGCTCGCGACCTTCGCTCGGGTCGCGTCAATGGCCTCGGCGGGCTTGCGTCCTGTGCCTTTAGGTGTGGGCATTCTATTCAGTGGTTTGATTTATGGTCATAGGGAGGGAGCGCGGCGCGCGGCCGTTCTGCTCAGCTTAATCGTCGATGGTCGATTAAAGATCGTTACAAAAACGCCAATGATTTGCTCGTCTGTGTATTGAACTTCACCCGTCTGCCCTGCAAACGGACCATCGGTTATCTCAACGTGTTCTCCAACCCTCACGGGATCAAGTTCAGCGGGAGCCTTGATCGGCTTCGAACCGTGAAACTCGATCATCGACTCAAGCAGCCCCTCGGGCAAGGGGATCGGATAACCGTTGCAGCCACTCAAAATCCTGATCACACCAGGCACAGCGTTGATCGCGATCCAACTTAGTGATGAAGCATCGAACCGCACAAAGAGGTAGCCAGGAAACGTCGTGACA